TTTGTTCAATATTGCAAGCATTGCCAAAATCAATAATATAGATACGTCCTGTAAAATGTTTTTTCAAATGTTCGTCATATGCAAATGGTGAACATACTTCGAATTCATTTATCAATATATTACCAAAGTGCAAATCGTTATGAATATATCCCAACTTGAACATTTTGACGACAGCACTTATTATTTGCGTAAAATAAAAAACGAGTATATGGTTCTCATTATTTTCAATAAAATTCAATAAGTGTTGTTCGTAAAAATGTTTACTGAAAGTTTTTGAAACTGTATAACAAGAACTAAATGCTTTGAATGCCATTGAAGAATCTAAATATTCCATTATGATTACACCTAGTGTAATATCTCCATTGAAATCAAATATAGATGAATTTAATACATGGATGTTGAACATTTGTTTCTTTTCTATTCTTATCAGCTTTTTCAAAAACAATATCATATATACGTTTTCAATGATGCAACTGTCGTATATTTTTAAGCATATTGGGAAGTCATTCGTTTTTTCGTATAGTTCAGTTTGTATTTTTACTTCATTTTCAAACCATGACTTCTTCGATATAAATACTTTATCATTTATATTAAATCTTAAAAACATATCACTATCACTTTCTTTATCGCATATTGGTATCAATTTTATAAACAATCGTTTTTTATAATCATTTGGAGGACGTTTTTTGAAAGTTAATAACAATCCCATACTATACGAACCACTATGAGCATATGATATACTTGCTTCTATTTTATTATTAAATATATCACTTAAAAAATTAGGTATTTCCATTATATATTTAAATTCGTATTTTTAGAATTAAAAAAATCTTTATTGACGGCGTTCTCTTTTGCCAATATATGCGCTACTTTGGAATAATAGTTTTCTTTTTTATCACCAGCTATACATTGTTTTTGTATTACAATACAGCGGTTCGAAAATTCAGAATCTAAGTCTTGATATTCTGGATTCGTTTGTTTCCATTGCATCAATGATGACATACTTTTTCTAGATACTTCTTGTATTGCTTGATTGATTTTCCCATTTTCTTCGTCTTTTTGCCACATATTATCATCTTTGATGTACATGGTTTCACGTTTTACATCTGTGCAATGAATGGGACGCTGATGTAATGTCAATTGTTTTAAATTGTCCATAATAATTTTCGAAATTCCATTTACAAATCCTAATTGAGCATTGTTCTCCAAATCATCATGACTCACTTCTATTCTGTCTATAAAATCGGTGAAATTGATAGCATCTCTACATTGTTCATTCAAAAAGACATTAATATTAAAGCGATTTTGCGTGTTATTGATTGTTATATCCGTTTTAGTATCAGCCAACTTGACCAACTGCGTTTGTAAATCTTTGTTTTGTTGTATCAACTCTTTTACAATCTTTGCATCGATTTTATTTTCTTCATTTATTATTTGCTTCATGTTACATGACTTCTTATGACGCCATAATCCACTACGGTCTTTGTAACTCTTACCACATTCGCAGCCAAATTTTTCGGCGTTTTTTGGCGTAAAATCCGTTGATTTTGTTGACAAATTATGTTTTGCAGTGGAGAGGTGTCTATTAAAATCACTCGGTTTGCTGCAATTAAAGTCACATTTCTCGCATCGAAAAATTTGCGGCGTTTTTTGGCGTTTTTTTGTTGACATTTGTTGCTAAAATAGCAACAGAAAAAACGCCGAAACAAAAAAACGAAAAAAATGTGTGCAGTCACGCAAAATAAATAAATATCGAAATGAAAGCATTATGCTTTGTTTTTGAAAAATCGGATTTTTTCAAAGATTTTTCTTTGTAAAACAAATTTTTGGACATTTTAAAATGTCCATTTTTGAAATTTTGAAAGAAGAATCTTAAGAACTTTTTTGAAAAAATATGTTTATCTAATATAAATGAACAAAACAAGAAAAAATAACAAAAAGCACATCACTTTCAGTGACCATCCTGATTTTACACCCAATTTAACGCCTCGTGAAATGTTTTTATTAGGTTCATTCGGAGGCACCTATTGGAGACCCATTTATTCGTCTGTAAATAAAAAGAATTATAAAAATGTGCACCGTAAATACCCCAAATCATGGTGGAAAAATATACCCGAAGAGAACTTGTCTAGTCCTGATTACGACATCCAAAAAAATAAATATAAATGCAAAGTCGGTCTTGGATTGGAATATTGGGAATCTCATAATTGGATTCACCCGCGAAATCCGTATGGATGGGTTCATTGGTATTGCGATTTTTATCGAGGAAAACGATGTGAAGATGATCGGCGTCAAATAGAAAGATGGAAGGGTTTAGCAGGTCCTCGAGGTCGTTTCATGCGCTTTTTAGTAACACAAATATTACGAAAAAACGGAAAATGGAATGACGAATCCATAAGTCCCAAAATACGTCAAGTATTGCAGCATTGGGGATATGTATTAACAAAGAAGGATTTCGACAATGAAATCAAACGACGTAATGCTTAATCAAATACATTCACGTTATTCATAATAGTATTGTTTTTGGTGTATAATTCTTCATAAACAATATGACTGACAATAAGTGCTTTTGAAATACAGAATACGTTTTCATCATACATGAGTTGAACATTTGAATAAACAGCATATGTAGCAACAATAGCACATAATGATATGTAAAAAAGCGATTTTTTCATATTATCCATAATCATTGGTTTATATATTTTATAATGGTTAGGCACATGGATAAAACACATGTAAATAATAAACAATTCAACGCCGATGTTCTCGGCGTTCATCACTAAAGCACTGCTTGCAAATAGTTTCAAAAATTCATTTTTAATAGGAAAGTCATGACGAAAATGAATGGCGCTTGAAGTTAAAAACGCCGCTGTAGTCATTCCATCCATATTCATCATATGTAGCAACATGCTAGCAGCAACGGCAACTATGTTAATTCGAAACAATTGTAATACTTTGTCATTGTTTTCAGCATGTATTAAATCCGTCATTCCATGTGGAGCAATGACAGCACTTGTCAATAAAGGAACAATGTTCATCAATGGTTCTTGCAATGTATGTGGAATCAACATAAGTATACAGTAATCATATATTTATTATGTTAAATATATTATTTTTTATGCATATTTGCAAGAAATTATATATTAAAGGTCTAAACTAACAACCTTTCTATCACTAATGTTTCTTCGCTTGCTTTTCTTTGGCATAGCACCCGATTCAAGATCTTTCAAACTCGTTACACTGACAACGGATTCTTCGTCTTTCTTTTCATGAATATCCACATTTTTCGATTTAAGTCCTGATAAAATGTTATCTATGTCTGTATTACGTGGACCTTTCATTTCAGGACGCGCCATTGGTTGAGACTGTTGTGGTTCATTTATAAGCGTTTCGTTCCTCATTTCCAATCCTGGCTCCATATTACGTCCAACATTCAAGTCAGGTCTATTTCCTGGACTTTGTGTAAATTGCATAGAGCCCGGACGCGGAGGCGCTTCGTGGTCACGCGTTCGCATCGGAGCTGGAGGTGGACCATTCATCATATTCGGTTTTGTATTGAGCAACTCTTCAGCAAAAGCCATACCGGGTGATTGTTCTTTCATAGAATCCACTGTAGCGTTCGTAAACATACGCATTAATTCGGGTGATTGACGAATCACATCATTAAATCCAGGAGCGGCCGTAGAAAGAGCTTTATTACTAAAATGCACTATCAATATCTTCACCAACAGACTCACCCCAACCATCGAGCGAAATACCAAGTGGATCAAACATAGCATTACCATATTCAATTGTATTGACCAACGTGATCAACCAATTTTGTTGGATTTTCACGGAATCACGTTTACGTTTGTCTTCAATTGCACTTTCATATTCATCTTCAATTTCTTCGAATGCAGAATCCATATTGTATCGAGTACTATCTTTGATATATCCCTTTTCTTGCCACTGCTCAATACACTTTAACATATGACGTTTCTTTTTACGTCGTTCGCGGTCACTCATATTTTGAACAGGAATACTAGAGCTCGAACTTTCTGGAAACAAAGGCGTCTCGTCGATTTTCTTGAATCCATCCCAAGTTTTATTGTTTCCAATTGAATTCATGGTACTCTCACCCAACTTTGAATCATTCAAATCAAAGTTCACTTTTAATGGCGGTGGTTCATCGAATTTCACTTCATGGACGATGTCATTCGATGGCTTCTCGATTTTAGGTGCAAAATTGGATGAATTGAGATTAATAGAAGAAAGTTCATTCAAATCATCTTCTAGTTTATTTAAATCATCTAGACCAACATTAGCACTTGTTGAACTTTTATTTTTATCATTCATTAATAATTCTATTCCATCACCAAAATTAGACGATTTTTGTTCAGCAGGCGCATCCAAAGAAGATCCAATGTTAATTTTAATAGGTTCTAAGTCTGTTACTTCAAAAGCCTCCATAATATGTATTATAAAAATTATATTTAAGTTATACGCGAATTATATTATATTTGTGTTTTAAATACATTAATCCTTGTAATAGAGCATCCGCTAAATCATCTTTTTTGGAACTAGTCATTACTGATTTCCAAGTGGGAAAATATTTTTCTAAAATACTGTTGGTATGAAAAATAGCGTCTTTTTTATGTTGTTTATATTGCGAAGCCTCGTTCTCATTGATTATGTCTAAACCTTTCAATTTATTTTTAGAAGAAATGAATTCGATTTGAGAATTTTCATGTTTCATAATAAAGTATTGTGATAACATCCCTTGGATAGTCTTCATACGATTTGCGATCGGAGATATTTGATTTTCTATTAATACATGTGTTATATATGAAAAGTTCTCAATAACATCCATTTTTGTTTTCATGTTACGACCGATTGTAACTAAATCCGTTTCATTTGCCGTTTTTTTCGAAATATTCAATTTTTGCAATGAATGTTTCAATACATAATCATTTACATCATGCACAAGTGCATCTTTATTTTTATTTGTGTCAATGGGAAGATTTTCATTTGAAATGAGTAAAAGTAAATCGTTTTTCTTGAGTCGATTTAATTGAGTTGATGAGAACTTTTTACTATAAATTCGGATTTTAGAGCTTTTTGCATGTTTTTCACAATAATAATTATCATTTTGATAATATTTAGCTTTTGTTGAACATGATTTACCGTTTTTTTGAGAACATGAACATATATGTTCGACGACTTCATCCATTAAATTAATGATATTCCAATCTACGATTTCTACATTGGAATTGTCGATCTGTAAAATGCAATAAGCCATGTTTTTTATTCCTACATCAAAGCTGAGAACTTTCATTAATATAAATGCACATATCAAAGATTTATATTAATTTTGGTTGATTGTATTTAACAATACCGATGGCATTTTTCACTAAATATTTTCTGTATTCAGCATTTGTCTTAATGTTTGCCTCTTTTAATAATTGATTATTCGATTTTGTAGTTGGGTTCTCATATTGGGCTTGTTTTTCTGTTTCACTTGGACTAAAAGAAGAATATGTATGAGTAATATCCATTTATATATACTTGGTATATTAATTATTGTCTAATAATTCAATCAACTCGCCTTTTTTCAATTTACTAGGTTGAGTAGATAATCCTTTAGTAATAACCAATTGTCTTAATTCACTAACGGGCATTTTTTTATAAACGTCTTTATTATCGATTGAAGGAATATCGATTTTTTCTATATTTGTGTTCTCTGTAAATGGCTCGACGTCTTCTTCTTCTTCATCACTGCTGCCTTCTTCATCCTCATTGTCACTGCCTTCTTCATCACTACCACTTTCTTCATCATCACTTTCATCAATTTCATTTATCATATCGAATTTATCATTATCTATATTTTCATTAAAATTTATTTCTTCTAAGTTATCATTGGATACTTTCAATGTCTCATTGTCAACTTCAATGATTTTATTATTTACATTAGGGGATGGTATACTATTTTGATTTCTCAGTTGGTCAGCTAAATTCTGTGAAATATGAAACAAAGTTTCGCATTTTTTCTCAATATTAGAGAGTCTATCTTTAAAATGATAAAATAGCAATATGATCAATACAAATACTGTTGCCAAAGATAGAAATAAAAAAGAGTCAAAAATACTAAAAGAGGCCATTTTATAATTATGAAATATTAAAATAGGGCAGTCTAAACGAAAACAATCTTATATAATATATATATATGGA